CCAAAGATATTGAGAAATTTGCAGATGGCGCAGCTTCATCGCTAGGCCAGACAAAGCAACAGGCATTGGATGCCGCAGCTACATTTGCAACATTTGGAAAATCAGCTGGCTTGAGCGGTGAAAATCTCAGCAAATTTTCAATTGATTTTGTCAAATTGTCATCAGATTTGGCATCTTTCAACAACACATCACCAGAGCAAGCGATCAACGCAATTGGGTCAGCTTTACGCGGTGAGGCCGAGCCTTTAAGAGCTTATGGCGTTTTGCTCGATGATGCCTCATTGCGGCAAGCCGCTTTGGAATTAGGAATTATCAGCACGACCAAAAATGCTTTGACACCGCAGCAAAAAGTGCTAGCAGCTCAAGCTTTAATTTACAAGCAAACATCAGCTGCACAAGGCGATTTTGAGCGCACGAGTGATGGTTTAGCCAACCGCACCAGAATTCTCACAGCACAGCTTGAAAACGCAAAAACCACAATTGGTCAGGCACTTTTGCCAGTCGTTTTGCAATTGGCCAATTTCTTTTCAGAGAAGGTCATCCCAATTGTTCAACAGGTTGCAGATGCGTTCGGTAAGAAATCCGGTGGCATGGATGGCACATTGACATCGTTGGCCGATGGCATAAAAGGTTTTGTGCAACCAATTTTTGAAGGTTTTCGATCAGCTTTCGATAAAATCAAAAAAACTGTCATTGAAAACAAAGATGAATTTCAAGCCTTTTTTGATGTTATCAAAGCTGCCGCTCCAATCATTGGCAATGTTATTGGCAAAGCTTTCAGCGTGGTTGGCGATGTAGCCAGCGTTGTGTTAAACATCATGGCAAATGTGGTTGGAGCTTTACGCGGTTTAATCAACACCGCAATCGATTTGGTCAATATTGGAATTCGTGGTTTTAACTTAATTAAGCCGGGTGCCGACATTTCACCCATTTCAAAAATTGGCTCATCAAGTGGATCAAGCTCCACAGGTGGCATTTCTGTGCCAGCTTCATCATTGCCAAGTGGTTTTACATCCGGGGGAGGATCATCAACGGGCGGTGGCACAACTGGAGGCGGATTGACCGGGGGAACTGTTGGCGCAACTGGCGGCGGCTCAACGGGCGGATCACTAGGCGGCGCGGTGACAAAAATTGCAAAAGACACCAAAAAGGTTGTCGATGATGTAGCTGGTGCTTTCGATAATTTTACAAGCGGCACAACTACATTGGCCGGTGTTATGGCAGCATCCAATCAACCATTTGCTTTTGGCACATCTGGTGTCAATACAAACACGCTTGCTGGCATTTTGGCGGCATCAAGTAAACCCAGCGTAACTGTGAATTTCAATGGAGTGACAACCGATCCGGAAGGCACAGCGCGCGTGCTAGTCGATACGCTCAACAACTCTTACTATCGCGGAACAAACGGCGCAACGAATTTTGTGACAGCATGAGTGTTTTCAATCCTGTTTGGCGTGTGATTATTGGTGGCACGACATTTACAAATTATGCTTTGGCGAACCTCACAATTACAACAGGCCGGACAAACATTTATGAGCAAGCCAATGCCGGCTATGTCAATTTAGAGCTGATCAACCTTGATCAATCAATCGTTGATATTCAAATCAATGATGCGGTGACTATTGAATTGCAAGATTCCACAGCTACATTTGTGCCAATTTTTGGCGGCACAGTCGTGGAGTTTGACATTGGAATTGCGGCATCTGGTGTGATTGGCATCAATCAATCGGTCAAGATAATAGCTTTGGGAGCTTTGTCACGATTGCCAAAAGCTTTAACTCAAGGCGTTTTAAGTCATGATTTCGATGGCGATCAAATTCTTACCATTTTGACCGACTTGCTGATCAATTCATGGAATGAAGTGCCGGCTGCATTGACTTGGGCAACCTATGATTCGACCACTCAATGGCAAGATGCAGAAAACACCGGATTGGGTGAAATTGATACACCAGGAAGCTACGAACTTTCACAGCGATCAGCCTCCACTATTGATGTTTATTCTTTAGTTTCAGCTTTAGCAACATCCGGATTGGGTTACATTTATGAAAATCCACAAGGCCAAATCAGCTATGCTTCGGCCGATCATCGATCAATCTATTTGGCCACAAATGGTTACACCGATGTTTCAGCTGCACAGGCTTTGGCCAATTCTCTTTCGATTCAGACAAGAGCTGGTGACATCCGCAACGACATAAATTTAAAGTATGGCCAAAATTCGCAAAATCAGGTGAGCGATTCTGATGCAGCCAGCATTGGCCTTTATGGTCGATTGGCTCAAATCATCACAACAACTTTGAGACATCAAGTCGATGCTGAGGATCAAGCCGCTTTTTACTTAACGCTTAGAGCTTATCCGCAACCCAATTTTAATCAGATCACTTTTGAGCTGACAAACTCAGAGATTGATGATTCTGATCGGGATGCCTTAATCAACATTTTCATGGGATTGCCATTGCGCATCACAGATTTGCCGCTGAACATGGCAGCCGGCACATACCTTGGATTTGTGGAAGGTTGGACATGGCGTGCCGCTTACAACAGCGTTTCGGTCACGGCTATCCTTTCCCCATTGGCATTTTCATTGCAAGCCATGCAATGGCAAGATGTCGCAATTGCAGAACAATGGAACACAATTAGCGGCAGCCTAGATTGGGCAACCGCCTTAGTCGTAGCGTAAGGAGGAAAGATGAGCAATCCAACAACGCCATTTGGCTGGCAAATGCCAACGGCAACAGATTTAGTGACCGATCTGCCGGCTGATTTTGAGGTATTTGGGCAAGCTGTTGCAACATCAATGGCTGATCTATTAGGCGGTACAACAGGTCAAGTTTTGGCCAAAAATTCAAACACCGACATGGATTTTGTTTGGGTTGCACAGGATGACAGCAACGCCATTCAAAACACCATTGTGGATGCTAAAGGCGATCTGATCGCAGCTAGTGCCGCTGATACTCCGGCTCGCTTAGCAGTAGGCGCAAACGGCGAGACACTCGTAGCAGATAGTTCCACTTCAACAGGTTTGCGCTGGCAAGGTGATTATGCAGCAGGTAAGAATAAAATCATTAACGGCGATTTTGGAGTATGGCAGCGTGGCACATCTTTCAGCAATCCTGGCAACGGAGATTATACGACTGACAGATTTAAGATTTCCTATAATGGTACTGGCGCAACGCGTACTGTAAGTCAGCAAACTTTTACACCCGGAACTGCACCAGTAGCGGGCTATGAAGGACAATACTTCTACCGAGTGGCGCAAACTGTTGCAGGAACAAGTCAAACATTTTTAACGCCTGTAATTCAGAGAATTGAAAATGTCCAAACACTTGCTGGACAAACTGCAACGCTTTCTTTTTGGGCAAAGGCGGGCGCAAATATCTCGATCTCAGGTGGGCTTGTGCAGAACTTTGGTTCTGGTGGTTCAAGTTCAGTTAATACAAGCGTTGGAACTCATAACTTAACGACATCGTGGCAGAGGTTTACTGCAACGGTTTCAATACCGTCTATAAGTGGAAAGACTATAGGAACAAGCGCATTTCTAGAACTTTATTTTGACTCAGGTTCTCCAACCGCGGTGCAAACTCTTGATTTTTGGGGCTTTCAATTAGAAGCCTCAAATACTGCTACCGCTTTCCAAACTGCAACGGGAACAATCCAAGGAGAATTAGCCGCTTGCCAAAGGTACTACTACCGACAACCTGCCACAAGTGTTTATGCTTATATGACGGGTATGTGGACTGCCTCAACAACTTCAATCATTGATTTTGGCATACAATTTCCAGTCACTATGAGAACAACACCATCATCTTTTGACTATTCGACTTTATTAGTCAGTGACCAAGTTAATATTTATGCTGCTTCGGGAACCTTTGCGGGTAGAGCAGAGAACACGCCACAATGGGGCGTTATTAGATACACACACGGGTCTGGAGTATTTACTCAATTTAGACCTTACTTACTACAAGCCAACAATTCAACTTCTGCTTATCTTGGTTTTAGTGCGGAACTTTAGGAGATGACAATGGATAAAGTAACTTTTATTAAAATTGAGGAACGCGATGGTTCAATATCAGAACACGCCATCATTGACCGCGGCAACGGGGAATTTACTTCAATGCTTAAATCAATCTATGAGGCGCAACAAGCGGAACAATCCACACCGATGATTCCGGGCGATGAGTAACTTTCCACAAGGCACATTGCCGCGTTTGATTCAGGTCGCGCTCGCTGAGGTGGGCACAATTGAAACAGGCAACAATGAGACCAAGTACGGCAAATTTATGAAAGCCGACAAGCTGCCATGGTGTGGCTCGTTTCTCAATTGGTGTGCTTATCAAGCCGGGGTCAAAGTGCCAAATGTTGTAAGCACGCGAGCTGGAGCTGAGGCATTTAAGAAAACGAAGCAATGGCACACAACGCCAAAAATTGGTGACTTTGTTTTCTTTGATTTCATCATTGATGACAAAGAAACGATCAATCACATTGGCTTGGTAATCCGAGCATCGGAAAAACAGATCGTGACCATCGAAGGCAACACATCAGGCGGATCAGGAAGCCAGCGCAATGGTGGCGAGGTCATGGTCAAATCAAGAACTTTGGGAGCACGCTCATTTGTTATCGGTTACGGCCGACCAACTTATGAGCCATTTTCCGGTGATTTACCGGATCGACCAAAAGGAGAAGAATAATGGAGCAAGCAAAAGCAATTGCAGCATCATGGGCGCGCTCATACATAGCAGCAGCTTTGGCCGTGTACATGGCCGGTGGAGACATCAAGGCAATGGCGATGGGTGGCGTGGCAGCTGTTGTGCCGGTAATTTTGCGCTGGTTAAATCCAGCTGACAAAGCTTTCGGATCAACGGGGAAATGATCCCGAAACTACGCGCGGCAGGTTTAGCTTTGATCCTTTCGCTAAGCCTTGCCGGGTGTGGTTATGATGGTTGGGTCAGATACCCATGCCAAGAGCATGAAAATTGGGAAAACAAAGATTGCCAGAAACCTCAATGCAAGGTGACTGGCACTTGTACAGAGGATTTGATAGGCAATGCCTTCCAAGAGTAAAGAGCGATTAAGCCAAGAGGACATCAAAGCACGGCTCATGTTTCTCATTGGCTCGGTGCTGGCCATTGTGTTTCTTATTGTCACTTTGGGCATCACTTACGCATTGATCTTTGTGACACAGCCAATTGGAGCACAAGCTCCCAATGATGCAGCTTTCATTGATCTGCTTAAAACATTGGCGATCTTTCTCACCGGGTCATTGGGTGGGGTTTTGGCATCTAATGGCCTTAAAGATAAAACCACAAAATCAGAATATGAAAAAAGCATTGAGAGGCGTTTAGGCGGTAGCGACACGCCATGATTTGAGCGTGATTCTTGAATTTGTCTGCTTATCCTGTCACTCTCTCTTTTGGGAGCGAAGCACAGTAGTTCCCGAATCGGGAGCAATACAATGAACGAAGCATCAATTGTAATCATGTGTTTGATTGCTGGAGCCTTTTGGGCTGTCATGGCCTATTCGGTAGGTTTTAAGGAAGGCGAGCGACAAGGCTATACAAGAGGCCGAGCCGTAGCACGCCATGCTGTATCAGCTGATCGGAAGGTCAAATGATGGCCTCTTTTATGGATGGATACGAAGGCAACAAAGAGCGCACAGACCGCTGGATTGCCACATTTCCACAAGGTAGGTTGGAATCGCACATTATTGAATTCAATGCCGAAAAAGGCTATGTCCTTGTACAAGCAAAAGCATTTCGCAATCAAACCGAAATCGATCCAGCTGGCATTGATTATGCATACGGCTATCTTGCAGCTTATCCAGACAAAATGAAACGCTGGATGATTGAGGACACTTGCACATCAGCTTTGATGCGCGTGATGGCCTTGGTTATGGGCAACACCGAAAAGGCAACCAAAGAGGTGATGGCTTTAGTTAAGAGCGAAACACCGGCAGCCGACTATGACTATTGGACAACCAAACATGGCGATGTGCCGAGTTATCAAACAGCGGTCGAAGCTGAGCAAGCTGGCACACCAACATTTGGATCATCAGCCGATTCTGCATGGACAGCTGATGCCGTGCCATCGTGTTTCCACGGATCAATGCGCTGGAATCAAAGCAAGCCAGATGCACCCAAATCATGGGGCGGCTACTTTTGCAGCGAGAAAATCAAAGAGAAGCAATGCACACCGCGTTGGTATGTCTTGCGCAGCACAGGAACATGGGAGCCACAAGTATGAGCGACTATGTTGAGATCATCTATACACAAGAGATGAAAGCGCGATTGATGTGCAATGGCGAAATCATTGAGGAATACAAAATTGAGCAATGCGACAAATGCTCACAGCTAAGGCGATTGGATCATTTCGGCTACCAAAAAGGCTATGACAAGCAAGACAACATCATTTGGTTCTGTGGTGATTGCCGATGATAGATCGCATTGAAGAAGTGCAATGCATGATTGCAGCCATCCAACATTGTCATGATCGATCAGCTGATCACAACTCACGCATTGTCAAAAACCTTTCGTGGTTTGAGTATGTGGCACAGATGGGCGAATCAATGGCAGCTGAGTTATTCGTGGCCAAGCGATTGGGTTATGAGTACACACCGGGCATCACATGGGATAAGTCAAAGGCCGATGTGGGCGAACACATCGAAGTCAAATGGTCAGCCAATCCAGCCAGCAATTTATGGATTCAGGATTCAGATCGCCATGACCGAGACATTGCCGTATTGGTTACAGGCAACACACCCAAGATGCACATTATTGGCTGGATGCCCGTGGCCGTAGCTAAAAAACCACGCTACCGAAACGCATCACAAAACAATTGGAGCGTGCCACAAATCAATCTGCAACCAATCGAAACACTTATGAGGAGCAATTATGCACATCCTGCAATTTGATTGTTCGATCTGTTCAAAGC